AATGAAAAAGATTTACGAACCTATCCCTGCAAAAGATATGGAGGTATCGGAAATTGATTGGGCTTCATATCAGGTGGAGCACAATTTAACTGATATTGAAATAACATACTACTATATGAAGTGGTTGCAGTTTGGTGGAAAAAATTCTCCGGATGCTATTAAATCTCTGATGCAGGAATACCCTACAACCCAAGAGGAGGCCTTCCTGTCTACGGGACAGAACTATTTTTCTACAGCAAAGATTGCTAAACTTTTGGAAACAGCAGTAAAAGGAGAAAAAGGAGAATTGGGATTTGACGAAAAAGGAGAAGTTGTATTTAATCAATTTAGTGCAGGGAGTTTGGAAATTTTTAATAAACCAGAAAAAGGAACTCGATACATTATTGGAGGAGATACTTCTGAAGGTCTGGCATGGGGTGATGCACAGGTTCTATATGTGATAAACGAAAAGACTGGAGATTGCGATGCTTTATACAAATCTCAGGTTGCACCAGATGAATTAGCGGATGAGGCGTATAAGCTCGGGAAATTTTTTAATTGGGCTCTGATTGGTATCGAAGTGAACAAAGATGGATTATGGGTAAACGATGCACTAGAGAAAAAGGGATATATTAATATGTATTACCGTAAATCATTTGACGACATTACACAAAAGATAACAAAGTTTTACGGATGGAAAACAACATCTGCTACACGGCCATTCGCACTAGCGGCTTTAAAAGCTGTATTTTTTCGAAAGGATAGTGGGTTCCCAGCAGCTATTTTAGATGAGATGTTCACATTCGTTCGAAACTCAAAGGGTAAACCAGAAGCTATGGCTAAGAAAAATGACGATTGCATCATGGCAGCAGGAATCGGATACGCTATTTTGCAGGAAAACGGACAGAGCGATACAAAAGAAGAAGAAGATACCACCTTCAGTCACATGAAGTTGATGTTTGGAGAAGAGACTGGTGGTATTACGCTATAAAACGTAAAAAAAACACTTATTAGAATTAAAAATGACAAATAGGTTGCTTTTTTATTTCATTGGGGTCATAATTAAACGCATTAACGTACTTAAAATATAAAAAATGGCAAAAGAAACCAATTACGAAGATATTTACGATTTAAAAAATCCTAAAAACCTTAAAAAAGATAAAAAAACTAAGGAAAAAAATTCCTACAACGAAACCTGTAAGTTCATTGAAGGTAAGAAAAAAGAAATGAAAGATAGTCAGTACCGTAAAAGGTTTGACACTCTTGAAAAAGAAATTGACCAAAACATAATGAACACTGGTGTTTCTTACGGTGAAAAAGTATACGAAAAAACAGGATGGGGGTCTTCAGTTGTTTACAGCCAAATGTCTAACGGTTCATACGACATTAATGTATATCCAACTAAATTAACTAACAGAGACAAAAATCAATCTGGCGTTCCTCACTCACAAGAGCCGATTGCATTCTCAAAGATTATGATTGCTACATCTGTTTTGGCTGGAAAGCTTCCGGATGCTACAGTTGTCGCAGACGACAAAGTGTACGCAAAAGCAATGTACGAATTGTGGAAAAGAGGTTGGTCTATGACAGGAGGTAACGGAGCAAACACTCTGATGATAACTTATCAGAATTTATTTACATACGGATGGGCTGCTTGGAGAGTTTACCCAAGACGAGTTCAGGTTCAACGAAATGGAACAACTAAAATTCTATTCGATGATATTTATAGAGAGCCACTAGAACCCACAAGAACATGGCTAGGAATTGGATTTAGTAATGGTGATATTTGGTCACAAACAGAAGTCTATTACGAAAAAGATATGACAAAAGAACTTTTCTTTGTAATGTATCCAGAAGCCAAAGAAGCTAAAAATAAAAAGAAATTAGAATACTGCACAGTAAGTGAAGAGGCTAGCGATGAAAATTCAGAAAAGAAAAGAACAAGTGTAACTATCGGTTATTACGAAAACGAATTAACAAATAGATATATTGTTACTTGTGGAAAAATGGTTATCTATGATGGAGAATTACCAAACGACGGCTCACATGGGTCTGTTGTTGTAGCTCGATGTTTCCAGAGAAATATGAACGACCCATACGGTGTCGGTCTTTATGAAATGATGAGAGGTAACACAGCAATGTATACAGCTATTAGCTCGCTTACAGGTGAACAGGTTGAAGCAGAAATCGCACCGTTGCTATTCGGAACTCAAGTTCAAAATGGCTCTGCTACATATCAGAGAGGAGCAAATATAATTAACCCTAAACACCCAGGAACAGAAATTGACGTTGTAAAAACTTCAGGAAATGTTCAGCAAGGAATCCAATTTGCAGATAGACAAAAAGTGTCTATTGATGAAAACACTGGTGTAAACAATATCATTGCAGGTAGTGATTCAGAATCAACTCTTGGTTCAACTGTTATTATGAAAGAAGCAGCTTACACTAGACTTACACCACCTAAAAACTCAGTTGTTACAGGATTAGAAAAAGATGCACATATTTCAAATACATGGCAGGTTCAAATTTATTCAGCAGATAAAATCTTTATGATTGATTCTGACGACCAACTAGCAGAATTTGTAAAACAAAACCCAGACTACTTTGTTGAATCTCAAATGGTACTAGATGACAACGGAATACCAGTTGGACAAGTTGCGGCAGCATCACCAAATTTAAGACTAAATTTTGACTTCACATCTGAAGGAGAAATTATGGACAAGACTGACGTACGACAAATTTCAGCTAAAGGTCTATTTGATGAAATGAAAAATACGGGCCACATGAGTGACTACATTGAATTTATTATTGACCCAGATTCAATGCTTCTGCCTTCAATAGAAATTCAGAAACAAACATTTATGGCTCTATTCCCAGTAATTACAAATCAGATTACTTTGATTTACTCAATGAGAAATCAAGACCCTGAAGCTTCTTCATCACAGTTAATGGCTCTTGAAAAAATGCTTGAAATTCAAGGAGGAGATATATTTGATTACATCCCTAAAAATGATTACGAAGCTATTCTTGCAATGGAACCTTCAGATAAACAGAAGCAAATGCAACAAGAACAAATGGAGCAAGAAGCAAGAAATACAGCAATGCAATCTATGGCAGGGGGAGAAGGTGGAGGTGGGGAATCTATGCCAATGGGACAACAAATGGCTGGAGACGGGATGGACCCAATGCAGGCTCAGAACCCAAATGAAATGCCAAGACCACAGAGTCCCCTAGGAGCTAGTTTCGATGCTTCAGTTGGGCGTGCGGCTGAACAACAAGGATAATTATGAAAATATCAAACGTATACAATTCAGCAAAAGGAAAAGCATCAAGTATGACAGGAAAAATTTCTGATTTTTTTTCTGGACTTGGTTCCCAGACCTATACGAATCCGCTATACGACAAACCAGCTGCTGTTTCACAATCCCCGGTGGCTCAGCAACAAATACCGAGGGGAACTGTAAACCCAGAAAAACTTCCAGAAGCTTTTAGGTTTTTAGAATCTAATAGCGGAACACATCCGGACACGCCTAGAAACACAAGAAGGTCGTACACAACAGTACCTGCCAACGGAAACGAACAAGCGAGAACAATTGATTACGATGTGGGATTTGGAGGTGAATATGGACTAACACCCCTGGCTCTTGCTCAACTTGCAAAATCAACTATTAACCATGATGCTGACCCTTCAACTTATACACAGCACGGCAAATCTTTAACTCCAGGAATGAGTCCTGAAGAGATACAAAGTGAGTTGTTATCTGTGGAAGGTGCGGGAAGGCTATCAAGAAGATATTTTGATTCAGTAAGAACAAACAAAGAAGATTTCTCACCTGAATCTTTAGCAAACGACTATGTAGATTACTATGTCGGAAGCGGAATGATTCACGATACTCCTGAAAATCGTAAAAGAGCTCTAGAGTATTTTACTAGCATAATTGATTAAAAAAATGGAAGAAAACCAAAGTAAAAATCAAAAAAAAATAGCTTTAGCACAAAGTGTTCATGCACCAGTTATTATTGAATTAATAAAAGACTGTATGGGTACTAATCCACAACTTATCGGAAAAACACAATGGGCAACAGTTGTTAATGCGGTAAGATTAGAAGTTCAAGGCAACATACTAAACGCAATGGTAAAATATCTTGATGAAATTAGAAATGGTTCATTATCCGGTAAAGAATAATATTATGTCAAAAAAACCAGTAGTTCTAAAAAGACCAAATTATTCAATAGAAGTAGCTTATTCTAAAAAAGCCATTAAAGATAAACTTATGAAATTCATTTCTAAAAGTGGAGATGAGTTTGTGATAAGTGCAGAAGAAATGACTTCAATATTAATTGGACAAGTAAATACAGAAGTTCTAGAAGCAACGTTTGTTGATACTGAAAAAATTAATATTGTAGAAGTAGGTAGACAGTTAGAATGTGTTCTGGATAAAGACATGAAAAAAGGTGAAAAAATTAGAATCAATTATACTCACCCATTACCAATTGAATTTGCTCTTATAGAAGAATCAATGAAAATAGCAAAAATTAACATGGATGCACCAGCCTTCACATTAACTAAAGACTACATAAAGAAGGTAAGAAATAAAATTACCCCTGAAATGGAAAATTTTAGCAAAACATTTTACAAATCGTTTAAAAATTTAAAAGAAAATAATTAACCATCGTCACCACCCACGATACGGGTAGGATAAAAATATGGAAAACAAAACAATTACAAAAAGAACAACTATTGAAACTCTAAAACAAGCGGCCAAAGAAAGAGGGCTAGAGGTTTTAGAAAAAGCTACAAGAGAGGAAATTTTCAACGGAATTACTGAGTTCGATAAAAACAACAACGAAGATAAAGAAACAAAAGAAATTAAAACTAAAGCCTTAAAAGGAGACTTATTTAATACACTAGGCAAAAGTGTAGAAGATAAAGATTATTTTTTCGGAGGGGTTGTTCCATCAAGTTTTAAAAAAAGCTGTGGAAAACCTGTGGAGAGAGAAGACTTAGTTGAGGTATTCAACAAAGTCTTCAAACCAGAAGATAATATTCTATTCTACAAACAACCAGACAAAGAAGTTTATTTAATTATTGTACCTATAGAGTATTCAAAATCTATCGGAGAATTTAATGACTCAGTTGAAGGTGATTTCCAAAAGCACGCAATATCATTTCTTAACGAAGGTTCAGTAAACTTAGAAACATTAAAATCTAAATTAGAGAGAATAAATAGCATAAAATTTATTAATTACACAGACAGATAGAAAAATAAAAGCATTATAAATTTGACATTGTATAAACCAAGAGATACAATTTTAATTAACCATCGTCACCACCCACGATACGGGTAGGATAAAATATGGACCCTGAAAAAACACAAAAAGAAGAAGAGATTAATAAAGTTGAAGAAGTTGATGAAACAGAACTAGATAAAGAACTGCAAGAATCAATTGATTCGATTAAAGCTGGAAATGAACTTGCTCGAAAAGAGGAAGTCAAAACCGAAGAAAAACCTGAAAAACCTGAAGAACAAAAAGAGGAAATTCCAAAAGAGGAAACTCCAAAAAAACAAGAAGGTTCAGATGAGAAACCAGAGGCGGAGGAACCCAGCACCCCTCCAATTGACGAAGAGAAGCCTGAAGAATACGATTATCGTATTCCCAATAAAGGTAAGTTTGAATCTGATGAATCGTACGAAAAAAGGATTGAACTTATGGATTTGGTTAAAAAGCGAAAGCTGGCTAAAACAGAAGAACAACGTCGAGAACTATCAGAGGAAATAAAAACAACCAAGGGACAAATGAAAGCCCTTAACGGTTCTGATAAAATTATTAACCCACTCAACAAGAGTGGAGTGGAAACTGGAGAATCTGAAGAAGAAGAAGAGGATGAAAATATTAAAGCTGACAAAGAACGACTAAGAGCTTTAGGTGGAGCAACTAAAGAGGATATCACTGAGATGCTTCAAAATGAACGCCAAAAAGCCGAAGTTGAAAGTACCGTAAACTCTTTTATTAAAAGACACAGTAGGTTTGAAGATGATGATGTACGAGAAGTATTCTTCGATTTCGTTGATGCTAACTACGCTTGGCAAGACAAAAGCGGAAAAGAATTAATGACAGTCTTAGAACTCGCACAAGAAAGCATGTTTAAACCATCTGAAACTATCACAGAAAGAGTCTTAAAAGGTGCGGACGTTCAGAATAAAGTTAACGCTATGCAGTTCCCAGGAGGGACAGTTGCGAGAAACAGTTATTCCCCGGAGATGCAAGAATCAATTGATGAACTTAAATCTACAGGAATGTCAGAAGAAAAAGCCTTGGAACTTATGTCAGATTAACCAGTGGAAACGAAATCTAAAAACGAAAAAAAATGACAGCAGTAAAACAGTCTAAAATAAAAAACACTCGTGAGTTAGATGAGGCCAACAAAGCAACAGGAACAGTTACAGTTAAAGGAGAAATCCTAGCTATAACAGCAGGACTTGCTGTACCAGCAGACGACGGAACAGTTCGTGCTGATTTGTTAGGTCTATGTAACGAAGACATTTCAGTCGTCGATGCAAAACTCAGGGTTCCATATATTGTTCTATCCGACGAAGATACATTTATCTTCGCAACAACAAACAACACTAATGTGGCCCACAATGGTCAAGCTATGATTCTTACAGACTCAACAGAGGTAAATAACACGGGAACTACATCAGCAACTGGTATAGTTCAACAGGTCGAACCGTATGGAGCAGCAGCCGATAAATTAATTATCGGTAAATTCCTTACCCTATAATAAAACTTATTAATAATATAATTTAAAAAATTATCATGTCAGCAGGAACAATACAAGATTACGCAATTATCGTAAACAATGTCGTAAAAAAAATTGCACCAAAAGTTTCACCTACAGTAAAGCCTGAATATTTAGACTTTATGACAAAGGTGGCCAACAGCGAACGTATTTATACAGACGTTGGAGTTACAGGGTTAGGAATGGCTGAAATTATTGGAGACGGAGGAATTGGAGCATCTGATGCACCAATCCAAGGTTTTTCAAAAAATTATTTCCAAATGCACTTTACAAAGAAAGTACGTTTGTCATTCCAAACTAACTTCTTCCTTTTTGAGGGAGCAGCAGCTAAAATCAAAGGAACAGTCAAGTCAAAACTTATTGAAGGTAAAGATGCTATCGAGCATGCAAAAAACTACCTATCTCAATCACTTTTGGCACAGGGGTTCAACACTTCATTCACATGGACACCTATCAACGGTGTAGGCTCACCTCAACCGATTTCAACAATTGGTGCAGATGCAGTTGAATACTGGTCAGAAGTTCACCCTCGTGAAGACGGAGGAGCCGCCTGGTCTAACGTAATTGTGGACGGAGCTACTAACTCACCTGTATTCTCTTATTCAGCTTTGTTAGCCGCAAGACGGTTACACTCAATTAAAAAAGATGGTAGAGGAATGCCACTTATCTCAGATTTAGACACACTAATCGTTCGTAAAGGTTCAAACAGTGCTCAAACAGCGAAAGCTATTATGGGTACATTGGCAAAAGGGATTGCCCCTAACCAAACAAACATCTTTAATAACGCTCCAGCAACGGAGACATTTAAAGTTGTTGAACTTTCACCATATCAAGGTCTAGCAATGGACGGTCTTATGTGGGGAATGTTTGATTCAAAAATGAAAAACGAAGATTACGGATTCCTATATATCGAAGCACTTCCAACTAGAGCTGAACCAGCTGTTGTTGATTTGCTAGGTAACCAAGACTTAGTAATGAACTTTAACTCTCTTGCAACATTTGGAGCATCAGATTTAAGAGGATTTATGTGGTCAGACGGAGACGGAACTACAGTTTAATCTATCCCTTCTATTCCCGAGTTTCGGGAATAGGGTTGGGTAGGGTAACTACTCTAATTATTAACTTAAAAACAAGACTATGATTCAAGATGGACACGAAGGAAGAATAGAAATTCCGGTTAGTGCAGAAGTCGGAGACACGGTAGTTGTTGCCGGAATCGCCGAAGCGTGGATTTACGTTCACGAAATTATTGGTGATTTGGCTGCTGCTGGTAACTTTATTGTAAAAGCAGGCTCAACTACCCTAGCTTCATTTATACTAGATGAAGGACAGGGTATTACTCTTCAATCAAACACAGGAGGAAATAACGTACCTAGATTTAAAATTAGACCAGGAGAAGACTTTATTCTTACTGTTTCAGGAGGAGCATTTACAGGAGCGTGTGTTTATTCATTAAGATACTAATACTATGGAACGAGAAATTACACCAGAGCAAAACGAACAATTAAATACTTGGGCTGGAAAAAGGGATGAAATACTCCTTGAGATTTCTGTTCTTAAAACATACAATGAGGAATTAGATAAAAAAAACATAGAGTTAAGTGAATCCAATACGGATATCCAAACAAGAGTTAATGAACTTCGAGGAGAACTAAAAGAACTTAAAATTAAAGAATCAGAGTTACCCAAACTAATTACAAAAGAGATGGTTCCTCTTGAGGCCAGAAAAACAAAACTTGAGACAGAGATGGATTCTCTAACTAAATCAATTATATCTTTAAAAGAATTAAAAGAATCATTAGAAAAAGATGTTAAAAAAGAACTAGAAACCCTTGATTCTCTACATCAAAAATCAGGAAAACTTGAAAAAGTTATTGGTCACGTTACAAAAATAAGCTCAGACAATGAGGCTAAAGTTTTTGCGTTACTAAAAAAAGTTCAAGACGGTTTAGAAGAAATTGAAAATAAAAATAAACAAGTTGTATCTAGTGCAGACAGTATTTTAGTTGAACTTCCAAAAGTATTTCTAGAAATTAAAAAACAAAGTTTAGAAAGAAATATAATTAAGAAAAAAAAATAATATGACATATTTATCAAACAAAAAAGGAATGAGTGGGTTTGCTGAAACAGTCACTGAAAGTGGAACCAGTAGAACCCTTGTTCTTACTGATGCCGGTAAATATATCCGTGTCACTAACGCTGGTGCAAAAACAATTACAGTACCACCACAAGCATCAGTAGCTTGGGAAATAGGAACAGTAATAACTTTTAGAAACGCTGGAGCAGGAGAACTCTCATTTGCAGAAGGTGCAGGGGTTACAGTCACACCCGATGATATAGTGTTAGATGAAAACGGAACTGCTCAAATAATACTCGTTACAGAAAATAACTGGGATTTTATATAATACAATAATTATGAGTAAAACATTAACTACAGGAGTAATAGCAAGTAGAAGAAGACAGCAACTTTTCGCTAAACTTTTCCCCAACTCATCAGGTTTGTATTCTACACGAAACCTAAATAAAGGAGATGTTGTTCGTGCTAGACGAAGTTCAGATAATGCAGAACTAGATTTTAGTGGAGCAGAAGTGAAAGGAGGTTCTTTGCTTGACTACACAATACCGACTAATGTTCAGGCTTTGTATAATAACGCTATG